TTTATTTGATTTATTTGATTTATTTGAACTAACACTAACAGCATTAGCAATACTTTCCGCATTTTCGTCGATATAAGTTTCTTCTGGAATTTCTTCTAAAATAGGTTTTAGACCTAATACTGGATATGATATAATTAACGCCTCTAATGGTGTCTGTAATAAGGTATAACCGAATGACTCCATATTTTCAAAATTAGGCATATCCCTTACTACACCTTTTTTTGTAGTTGTAGAAAATGTCTTATTTCTTAAATGATAAATAATATACTTATATACGCAATATTGACATTTACCACAAGTTTTACAATTACCAATTCTATTTAAATACAAACTTAATATACGGGTTTTATCTGGTTGTGGTATTTTTTTTAAATTCATTTGATAATCTGGATATTCAATTTGTTGAAATGTATTTGGAATTGAAAAATCATTAGGATAAATTCTATACGGAAATGTGTATGGATTTTCACCTCTAACGAATGAAACATACCCTGTTGCTTTTCTAATTAATAAGTCTTCGCCGTCTTTTTTGAAATTACCGTTTTTATCAAATATATCTTTAACATCTATTCTACTACGTCTATCATTCATATTCATAATATTTAATAACCATATGATTTCTTTATAACTATTATACATTGGCGTTGCTGAAAGAAATAAAAATCTCATATATTTTACAGATTGTACAAGTAACTCCAAATGTGTTGCGACTTTCTTGTTATCGTTATCTTCTGTTTTACGTATATTATGTACTTCATCAATTACAATTAATCTATTTTCAAATTCATTACGTAACCTTGTCATAATTTTTTTGGTTAATTCTATTTTTTTGTTAGTTGGCTGCTCATTTTCAGCATAAGCCATCGTTTTTATAATATAATTTGCGAATTGACCATAACCTAAAAATATATAATACGTATTTATTAGATTTTTTATTTGACTAATAATTTTTTCTTTGGTTATTCCTTTCATATTCATTGGATTAATTTCTTTTAATAATTTGTTACCAATACATGCTTTAATATTCCATATACCGTCAACTATTTTTAATTTTCTCTCGTCGAATAATTGTAATTTAAAATTATCTTGAACGTTTTCAGACGCTACAATAATAATTCGTTTTGTAATACCCATTTGTTTCATATAATCACGGTGATCTTCACAAACACCAATCGCACTACATGTTTTTCCTGAACCTAACCCGTGGTATAATAATAAACTATTATATGGTGTTTGAAAAGATAAAAAATTTTTTACAAATGCTTGATGCGGTGATAATTCAAAATCCGCATTTGCTAATTTATCGGCATACTCTTTAACATTATTATGTATTGTTCCATCATATTTAGTGTCATTAAATTCTTTTTTCGAAGCAATCTTAATATTAAATTCTGTATCGCTTAAATTAGGATAAAGAAAATCGTTTTCATTTTCTTCATTATGTGTTTTAATATAGTTGCTTTCGAGTATTTCTCTTTTAAACAAAAAATTATTACATTCTTTTGAATAATAATTTTCTTCATTACAATTAATATCTTTTAATTCATTTGACAGTGGCAATTCATATTCATCTTCATTGGCTGGTTCAATAATAATTTTTTTTTTTAATTTTGTTAATTTTGTTGTCATAATATTATATATTCTTGTAATACTTTATTTATATTTATTATTAATTCTTTTTTTTCCAAATTATATGGTCTAATTGTTTCTAAACATTGGGTTATTGTTTTCCATTCTATTTTACTAACTTCTGTAACTTGAAAACGGGTTAACTCTTCATCTTTATTTGTGTATGCCAAAAAATACTTATTCTTATATGATTTATAATTCGTGCCTATAAAATTTTCTTCAAAGGGTATTATATTTTCCACAATATTTATAGACGTATTAGGTATACCTGTTTCCTCTTCAAATTCTCTTAATGCACAACTCATTTCTTTTTCATTTTTATTACGCCTTCCCTTTGGAAACTCCCATTCGGTTTCTATCCAATTTGTGTTACTTTTCATTACAATATCTTTTAAAGTAATGACCTCATTATTTATTAAAATACCATTTACTATTAAATCAAATTTTTTGTTTGACATAATTTCTTCATTTTTATACTGATAATTATTAGAATTTCCCCACATGTTATTCCAAAGTGTGATAAATGGAACGCTTATAATCTGTTGTTTTTCTGTAACTGACATTTCATTTACAATATTTTGTAATTGATAAATATTATATGGTGAATATTTACCTCTAATAAAATCAATATAACCAAATGTGTCTTTACGTCGTATCATAAGATACTCTGGTCCTTTTAACCCAAATCTAAATAATATAATACCATAACTAGTAATTGGTAATTTACATTGATAAAAGAGATGTCCTTTTTTACTACAATTATTACATATAACATTATTAAACAACAACATTTGATTCATACGTGTTATTATATTAAATACCTGGATAATTATTTATATTATTTACAGTATTTTACTATTTTTTACTATTTTTGTATTTTATAGTAAAAACTTGAAAAAAAAAGTAATAACAAATAATAACAAATAATAATGACATTAAATTTAGACCCTAATATATGGGGACCACATTATTGGTTTTTTTTACATACATTAGCAATTACATATCCTCATTATCCAAATTCAGTAACTAAAAAAAAATATTATGAATTTATACAAAACTTGCATTTATTTATTCCAGTAGAAAGTATTTCAAATGATTTTAGTAAACTGATAGACAAATATCCAGTTACGCCTTATTTAGATAATAGAGATTCATTCATAAGGTGGATGCATTTTATACATAACAAAATTAATGACAAATTAGAAAAACCACAAATAACTTTAAATGATTTTTTTGTTAATTATTATCAACAATATAAGTCTAAAAATATAAAACTTATTGAATATTATAAAATATTAGATAAAGTAATTTATATTATGATTATTTTAGGATTTATAGGTGCGAGTTATTATTTATATGACAAATAAAACGCTTGTTCTGTAATGTAATTTCTAAAACAAAAAATATATTACATAAAAAATAAATATATTAAGCAATAAATTAAATAAAATAAAATAAAATATTATTATTATATATAATGCCAGAAAAGGATTTAACAAAATGGTGTACACCAGCAAAACTATATTTCGGTATCGCAATTGTTGCTTCTGTTTTAGCGTTGGTAAACGGTGTTGAAATTTTAGCGGTTGCGTTGAAACTCGTTTTCGCATTTATTTGGACCTATTTTTTAGCATGGTTATGTGATAATGGTTGGAAAACAGTATCTTGGGTGTTAGTTTTGTTTCCATATGTTATGATATTGTTAGGCGTTTTAATGATTACTAACAAAGAAGGAGACAAATCAAAAAAATAATGCCATAATGTATTATTTTTAATACAAATGTATTATTTAATGAAAAATAATACATTTTAATATAATATGAGATTAGAAATATTCATATTAGGTATAACTGCGTTTTTTGTATATAACACATATAGTGACGGTAAATATACTAAAATGTTATTTGCGTTTAAAAAATATTACAAAATTATTTTTTATATTTTGCTAGGTATAGGAATTTATTTATTTTTAAAAAAAAATCCAACACAGGGACGTAATATGTTATTATATGCGAATAATGTTGTGAAGTTTATGCCAATAGACAAAACGTCTATGGACATGTTAAGCCCTGTTATAGATTTTACTTCAAAAGCCGAAAATTCGTTTATGGGAACATTTAATGATATAGATACAAATACAAATACAAATATAAACGCGAATGGATTATATACTAATAATAAAGTTTTAAATAATTCTGGAAAAAATGGGACAAAACGGTCAGTAAGTGAAACTAAGAAAAAATATGTTGCTTCTCAGCAAAATTGGCAATGTGGTCATTGTCAACAACAATTAGACCATACATTTGAGATAGACCATAAAATAAGGCTGGAATATGGTGGCGGCAATGATGTACAAAATTTAGTAGCATTATGCCGCAATTGTCATGGAAAAAAAACGGCTAGTGAAAATATGTAAATATAATATATTATAATTATAATATATTATATGGTTGAAAATACAAATACAAACGTATTATCTAATTTAAACGAATCTTTTGTATTTTATCCTATTTCGATAATAATACTATTATTAATAATTGCGATGACCATAATTTATTTTTCACCATCTAAAATCACAAAATCCGAAGAAGAACTTATATCTGATATTTATATTACATTATCGGTCGCATTACTCGTTTTTACTTTATGTGTTATTTTTTTACCTAATTTTACCGCAATTAAAACAATGTTTCAACAAATTAGTAATGTTACTTATGTTATATTATATACAATATCTTTGATTATTTTGTTAACATTTGTACCAGAAAATATATTAAATAAATACGCATATATTATTGCGCCTTTTACAGTTATTCTCGGCATTTTCGCATTTTATAAAGGTGCTACCGCAAATTATCTAGATACATTAAATATTAATTATGAAAGAATAAAAACAGTAATACTTATTTGGTGTTTAATTATGTCGTTTATATATTATTATTACATAGATCCAGGTAACTATATTAGCGCCTATTCTAGTTATAGCATATTATTTACAATTTTAATAACTATTTTTGCTATTTTATATTTAATAGTAATTGTTGCCATACCAGAGCAAAATATTAATTATATGGCGTCCGCATCATTCGGTTCATATTTTTTTACATTTTTGTTTTTTTGGAGTATTATGTATTATATATACCCTTCTAATGTATTCTCAAACAAAACTACAGCAGGAAGTTTCTTTATATTACTTTTAATTATATCTATTTTATGGTCTGTCTTATTTATAGCAAAATTGTTTCCAGATATTACATCAAAAATGGCGCTAAACATAAATGAAATTAAAAGTTATAGACACACGTTATTCACACTCTTTAAAATTATCATAGTATTATTTTTAATACATTGGTTGTTTTATAATATAGAATATTTAGCGCAACAATATAGCATTTTTAATCATCTACATATTTTCATATTTGCGTTATTTTTCATTATTCTAATGTATATTGGTTATTTGTTTGTGTTCCCTTATATTAAAGAATTAAGTGCGTATAATAACTTTGTGAATTTTGCATTAAAAGAATATTCAAATGCTAATTGGAGTTCTATAATAGCACTGACAATAATAATATTATGCGCTTTAATATTTTTTTCTGGTTCTTATTTAACAAACTTATATTTGTTACAAGGTGGGACTGAATTAATAAAAGAACCAATATACGCAAATAGACAACTTGTATTAGGAACATATGATACTTTAAATGGTGGTAATGGCGACGAATTTAATTATCATTATGCGATTTCTATATGGTTTTTTATTGATTCTTCAAACGCAAATAATACAAATAACCGTTACGTATCTTTATTAAATTTTGGTGACAAACCTCACGTGCTCTATAATGGGTATTTAAAAGAATTAATTATTACTATGAAATCAACTATTAAAAATAAAAATACGCAGGGAAAAAATGAAGAAAATGAAGAAAATATTATATATAAAAACGATAATATATTACTTCAAAAATGGAATAATATTATAATAAATTATGACAGAGGTATTATGGATATCTTTTTAAACGGAGAATTAGCAAAATCTAATAATGGCATAGTACCTTATTATACGTTAGATAATTTAACAATTGGTGAAGAAAATGGTATCAATGGTGGTATAAAAAATGTAATATATTTTAAAAACCCGTTATCTGCTATAAATGTGAATGTTTTATATAAGAATGGTAATATATAAATATAGTAAAAATAACAAATTATAACAATTTAACAAATATTTAGTAGAAAAATTCTAATTCTATATTATATATATGAATATTTTACAAATTATTATTATTATAGTAATTGTTGTTTTAGTAATAATGCTTTTAAAGTATATATTATCTGACCCATATACATTACAATATATGAAAAACGGACAAACCGCGAATACTATTGCTGCCACTTCATTGGCTACAAATGGTTCAAGCGTGCCTTCTTCTAATTTTGCCTATTCAATATGGTTTTATGTAAATGATTGGAATTATCGTTATGGAGAACGTAAGGTATTATTTGGTAGAATGAGTTCTGGTAGTCCAGGTGGGAGAGGTGATGTTTCTGGGTTGAATGGTTTAGGACCTTGTCCTGCGGTTTACTTTGATTCCGTTCAAAATAATATTTTGGTTTCATTGAGTTGCTATCCAGGTGCAGATACTTTAAGCCAAGCAAATAAAAGACACGCAATTATTAAGACTTGTTCAGTAAATAATGTGCCTATCCAAAAATGGGTTAATTTAGTTGTAAGTGTATACGGTAGATCAATGGACCTTTATATAGACGGTAAATTAGTAAGAACCTGTTTATTACCAGGCATAGCAAATATTAATGTGAATTCTAACGTTTATGTTACGCCATCTGGTGGGTTTAATGGTTGGACATCGAGATTTCAATATTTTCCAAGTTCGTTAAACCCACAAGATGTCTGGAACATTTACGCACAAGGATATGCAAGCAGTTTATGGGGTAATTTTTTAAATACTTACCAATTAACATTATCATTAGTTAAAAATGGGGATACTGAAACAAGCGTTACTATTTAGGCAATTAATTATGCGAAATGTATATATTTTTTATTATATAATTAATATATAATGTCAAGTAGTTTTTCGGCAAAATCTAAAAATGTAAATTATGGTGGTATTAGAGAATTTATGGAATCAAATACGTTAGTATCTAAATTCGCTTTTTTAATATTAGTAATAATTGGGTTTATTATTTTATTAAAATTAGGTGTGTCATTTTTATCATATTTTACTCAACCAAATAAATCGCCACATTTAATAGATGGTATGGTAGATGCGACACAAATGTTGGTTTATCCGCAAGACCCTAATGGTAATAGTGCGGTTACAATTTATAGGTCATCTAACGAAACAAAAGGTATTGAATTCACGTGGTCTGTATGGATTTATATAAATAATTTACAGACAAACGCAGGAATTTATAAACATATTTTTAGCAAAGGTAATAGTGATTTAACTAACAAAGGATTAGTTTATCCTAATAATGCTCCTGGTTTATATATTGCGCCCAACACAAACGATTTAGTAATTATGATGAATACATTTACGGTTATTAATGAGGAAATAGTTGTAAATGATATTCCTTTAAATAAGTGGGTCAATGTAATAATAAGGTGTGAAAATACTACTGTGGATGTTTATATAAATGGAACAATAGTTAGAAGTGTAGATTTCACTAGCGTACCTAAACAAAATTATGGAAATGTATATGTTGCTATGAATGGTGGATTTAGTGGATATATATCTAATTTATGGTATTATAATTATGCGTTACCACCAACTTCTATACAAACTATTACCGCAAATGGTCCTAATACAAAAATGGTAGGCACAAGTGCTATAAATGATAGTACGACAAATTATTTATCATTAAGTTGGTTATTAAATCATCCAGGTGATATGTATAATAGTTAATAAATTTAAGAATCGTGATTTATAACATTTATTTATAAAATTTTATAAAATTTTATAAATAATCAATCAATATATAAGAATGTCTTATTTACCTAAACAAACTTTCGCATGGTCTAGAGTTCAAAATCGGTGTACATATGACTCTACTAGTGAAACGTATTCGCAAGTATATGTGCCTATAAACAATAAAACAATTCCTTTGGCACAAGCGACTTTTCAAGAAAAACAGTATTATAAAGGTAACATTTTAAAATATAAAAATAATAGTTCAAGACTAACTAAAAAACAACAATACGCACAAATTTCTAAAGGTCTATGGTGTAATAGGACAAAAACATTCGCTACGCAAAGTCAAACATATTCAAATCCTAATACAACAGGTTTAAAACGAATTAATTATACTGATGTGCCAGTTAATAATACAATTATAGGATTTCCAAATAACACATCTGGACCTTATCAATATGGAATTGCGAAT